AGAAGCCACAAAGAAAGTAGCTAGGATAATCAAGCCCGGAAAGGTAAGAATCATGGCACTGCCTAATGGTTTTAAAGATGCTAATGATATGCTCAAGCAAAAGAAGTTTGCTGAGTTTACACAAGCTTGGTGGGATGCAAAGACTTACACTCCATCAGGCATATTAGATTTATCATCTAAGAAAGACGAATGGCTAAACAGAGAAGTAAAAGAAAGCATAGCCTATCCTTGGGAAGGACTAAATAAAAAGCTTTACGGTATGCGAAGAGGAGAACTAGTAACTCTAACAGGCGGTACAGGACTTGGTAAGTCTTCAGTAACTAGAGAGTTAGAACATTGGCTAATTAAAAATACACAAGATAATGTAGGTATCGTTGCTCTTGAAGAGAACTGGCTAAGAACTGCAGACGGTATCATATCAATAGAAGCCAACGACAGAATTTATTTAAACGAAACTAGAGATAAATATTCAGACGAACAACTACAAACTATGTTTGATAATGTTATACAAAAAGGCAGAGTCTTTATTCATGCTCATCTAGGAGCAACAGATATAGAAGAAATCTTTTCTAAACTTAGATACATCATAGTTGGTTGTCAGTGTAAGTGGGTTGTCGTAGACCATTTACATATGCTCGTAAACGTAATGACAGAAGGCGATGAACGTAGAGGGATAGATTCATTGATGAACAGATTAAGAAGTCTTGTTGAAGAAACAGGAGTAGGAATGTTCTTAGTGTCTCACTTACGTAGAGCAAACGGAGATAAAGGACATGAGAATGGGGTTGAAGTATCCTTATCTCATTTAAAAGGTTCGCAAGGCATAGCACAACTGTCTGATTGTGTTATTGCATTAGAACGTAATCAACAGGCAGAGAATCCAGAAGAAGCTAACACAACTAAAGTTAGAGTGTTAAAATCTAGGTACACAGGTGACACTGGACTTGCTTGTTCTCTCAGGTATAATCCTGATACCGGTAGACTTTTTGAAGTCTCCGAGGAGCAGACATTCGATAATGAATTTGATTTTTGATATTGAAGCTGATGGACTTACCCCTACTAAAATATGGTGCATAGTTGCCAAAGAACTAGACGGACCAGTACATACTTTTGACCCTACCCAGATAGAAGAAGGTATAAAGTTTTTACAATCAGCTAAAACTCTCATAGGACATAACATCATTGGTTATGATATTCCTGTCTTAGAAAAACTACACAAAGCATCCTTTCTTGATAACAAGTTAGAGGATACCTTAGTCATGTCTAGATTATTTAATCCAGTCAGAGAAAACGGACACAGTTTAAAAACATGGGGTTTTAGAGTTAAGTTACCTAAGCAAGAACAACCAGAGGACTTTGAAGAATATACTCCTGAAATGCTTGAATACTGCATACAAGATGTAAGGCTAAATGAGGTCGTTTACAAACATTTAATAGAAGAAAGTTCCGGATTCTCTAAACAAAGCATAGACTTAGAACACAAGGTCGCTAAGATTATGAAAGAACAAGAGACAAACGGATTCTTATTTGATGAGAAAAGAGCTATGACTTTACTAGCACAACTCAAAACAAGAATGACAGAAGTAGAAGATGAAGTACAAGAAACTTTTAAACCTAAATGGGTAGATGATAAAGTAGTAACTCCTTATATTAAAAAGGATGGTACGTTATCTATGCGAGGACTTACTAAAGAAGAATATAAAAAATGTTTAGATACAAATAACTTCGAACCATTTACTCGTAAAAAATTAGTAGAGTTTAATTTAGGTTCTCGTAAACAAATAGGAGAATACTTGATTGACTTTGGTTGGAAGCCAAAACGATTTACCCCTACTGGTCAACCAATAGTAGATGAAGGTACATTAAAAAAGATTGACCACATACCAGAAGCAAGACTGATAGCTGAGTTTTTACTGTTACAAAAAAGAATAGCACAGATATCATCGTGGATGGATGAACTAATTGGTGAACGAGTACATGGTAAAGTTATACCTAACGGTACTATTACAGGTAGAATGACACATAGAAATCCTAATATGGCTCAAGTGCCTAGTGTTGTAAACCCTTATGGTAAAGAGTGTCGTGCTTGTTGGATAGTCCCGGAAGGTTATAAACTATTGGGTGTTGATGCTAGTGGGTTAGAACTAAGAATGTTAGCTCATTACATGAACGATAAAGATTATATTGACGAGATTTTACATGGAGACATACATACAACTAATCAAAAACTTGCAGGACTTGAATCAAGAAATCAAGCAAAGACTTTCATCTATGCCCTTATATACGGAGCAGGAGATGAGAAGATTGGAAGTGTGGTTGGAGCTAACAGAAAAGCAGGTAAAGAACTTAGAAACCGTTTTCTCACCAACCTCCCTGCACTTGAAAATCTTACGGGAAGAGTTCGAGATGCTTCGAGAAAAGGATATTTAAAAAGTCTTGATGGTCGTAAGATATTTGTACGACATGAACATGCTGCTTTGAATACTTTGTTACAAGGCGGTGGTGCTATTGTAATGAAACAAGCTATGTGTAACTTACATGATGCTATTAAATTAAACTTGTTTGATGCTAAGTTTGTTGCTAACATACATGATGAATGGCAGATACAAGTTAAAGACACCGTAGCTACTTTCGTAGGAATCAAAGGTGTCGAAGCAATAGAACAGGCAGGACAACAATTACATATGCGATGCCCCTTAACAGGGGAATATAAAATCGGGGAGGATTGGAGTGAAACCCACTAAGAAAGATAGAAAGAAGTTTGATATAGATTTAGAGTATGGTACTATCCGGGAAGACAAGATTGCTGATTTGTTTGTTAATAAAAAGATTGAAGTAAAGTCTGAAAGAGACATTTGGCAAAAGACAGGAAATATTTGTATAGAATATCAATCTTACGGTAAACCTTCAGGAATAAAAGCAACTGAAGCAGACTACTGGTTTCATAATTTATGTATAGATGATGAAGAATATTGCACTTTAGTTTTTAAAACAGACATACTTAAAAAAATAGTAGAACAACTTGATACATTTAGAACAGTTAGTGGCGGTGACCACAATGCTAGTAGAATGTTTCTTGTTAATTTACAAAAATTATTTTCTAGTGATGTAATAAAACAATTTAAAAAATTACAAGATAATGATAAAAACGAATAAAAATGATGAACTACTTGACAAAACCAGTCAAGACAATTATAATAAGTTTACTTCTGAATCAGGTCACTGGTATGGTCCAGACGGTGAGCCAATGTATACTATCATTGGTGCAAATGGCAAAGAAAGAAATACAACTCTAAGAGATGCTAAGTCATTAGGATTAGTACCTTCTGTGACCACTATTTTAGGGATGATAGCTAAACCATCCTTGGAAAACTGGAAAATAAATCAAGCTTTAAATTCTGCTTTATCTTTAGAAAGATATGAAGATGAATCTATTGAGTCTTTTACTTATAGGTGTAAGTTAGATTCTAAACAAATTAGTATGGATGCTGCTAAAGAAGGTACAAAAATTCATGCTAAAATTGAAAAAGGATTTTTAGGTAAGTCTAAAAATAAAATTTATAAAGACATACAGAAGTGGCTTGATAGTAATTATCCTAAAGAAAAATGGATAGCAGAAGATTCTTTTTGTGCTGACTCTGGTTATGGCGGTAAGATAGACTTGTATTCTAAATCAGGAATATTTATTGATTTTAAAACTAAAGATAATTTAAAAGATAAAGACCCTGCTAAATTAGTTTATGATGAACATGGTATGCAACTTTCAGCATATGCTCAAGGTTGTGGTTATGATGATGCGGAAAGAATATCTATATTTGTAGATAGAAAAGATACTAATATTATTCTTTATCATGTTTGGGATAAAGAGTCCCATCAAAAACACGTAGCTATGTTTAACAATATATTAGAATATTGGAAGCTTGTAAAAAATTATGACTCAACTATTTTATAATGTTTGATAAAGTAAACAATCCAGAACACTATAATCAGGGTAACATAGAGTGTATAGATGCTATTGAAGCTATGTTAACTCACGAAGAGTTTGTAGGTTATTTACGTGGTAATTCATTAAAGTATAGATGGAGATTTCGTTATAAAAATGGTAAAGAAGATTTACTTAAAGCTCAATGGTACGAAAAAAGATTATTAAAAGTGTTAGAGGACAAAGATGGTTGAAGACAAGGTAGGAGAAAAACCTTATTTAGGAATAATAATAAATTATGACAAAGACAAAAAGCTTGATAAGTTTAGTAAAGATACTATCAAAGATAGATATTTATGGGATACAGAGACTAGTCCTCAAGAAGCTTTTGCTAGAGCTTCTGTTTATGTAAGCACATATAAAGATGAAACAGATTATGAAATGGCTCAAAGAATATATGACTATTCGTCTAATCATTGGTTTATGTTTAGTACACCTATTCTTTCTAACGGTGGCACTACTAGAGGTTTACCTATTAGCTGTTTCTTAAATCATGTGCCTGATAGTAGGCATGGTTTATCAGCCCACTACGATGAAAACATTTGGTTAGCTAGTTCCGGTGGCGGTATTGGTGGCTACTGGGGAGAGGTAAGAAGTGATGGTGTTTCTACTTCTAATGGTAGTAAGTCAACTGGGTCCATACCTTTTATGCATGTTGTTGACTCTCAAATGTTAGCATTTAATCAAGGCACAACAAGACGTGGTAGTTATGCAGCTTATTTAGATATATCGCATCCGGAAGTAGAAGAGTTTATGATAATGCGAAAAGAATCTGGTGGTGATATAAATAGAAAGTGTTTAAATTTACATCATGGTGTTAACATAACAAATGCATTCTTAGATGCTATTCGTAATGATGATGACTGGCGATTGATTGACCCTAAATCTGGGGATGCTGTTAAGATAGTCAAAGCTAGAGAGTTATGGTCTAAGATATTAGAGACTCGTGCAGAAACTGGTGAGCCTTATTTAGTTAATATAGATACTTGTAATGATGCTTTACCTAAAGAACAAAGAGAGTTAGGATTAGAAGTTAAACAAAGCAACTTGTGTTCTGAAATAACACTAGCTACTAACGAAGAAAGAACTGCTGTATGCTGTTTGTCAAGTGTAAACCTTGAGTACTATGACGAGTGGTCTAAAGATAATCTTTTTATAGAAGACTTAGTTACTATGCTTGACAATGTTTTACAGCATTTTATTGACAATGCAGTGGATACTGTACAACTTGGAGAATACAATGCAAACTTTAAAAGGTTTAAAAATTATATCAAAGAAGGTCAAGAAGGTTTCACTAAAGCAGCTTACTCAGCCTATCGTGAAAGGTCTATCGGACTTGGTGCAATGGGGTTCCATGCTTATCTCCAAAGTAAAAACATTCCGTTTGAAGGTCTATTTGCTACTAGTTTCAATTATAAAGCGTTTAAAAACATCAAAGAAGCTGCGATGGAAGCATCTAAAAAACTCGCTGATAGTAGGGGTGAAGCTCCTGACGTTTCTAACTCTGGTCTTAGGAATGCTCATCTTCTTGCTGTTGCCCCTAATGCTAGTAGTAGTATCATATGCGGTGGTACGTCACCGTCAATAGAACCTTTTAGGGCTAATGTTTATACACATAAAACTTTATCTGGAAGTTATAAAGTAAAAAACAAATATTTAGAAAAATTAATAAATAAAAAATTTAAAACTGCAGAAGAAAAAGAAAACATTTGGAAAGAAATTAATGTAGCAAAAGGTTCAATACAACATTTAGATGAGTTTAGCGAACAAGAAAAAGAATTATTTAAGACTGCTAATGAAATTAATCAAATCTGGGTAGTAGAACACGCTTACAAGCGTCAAGAGTTCGTATGTCAGTCTCAGTCAGTAAATTTATTTTTTGTGCCTCCTGAGGCTTCTATGGAGCAGGAAACACATAATGAATATTTACAGTATGTAAGTGATGTACACTGGTATGGTATGAATAAACTAAAATCTTTGTATTACTTTAGGTCTGATGGAGCTAGAGGTGCAGAGAACGTAAATGTTAAAGTACCTAGAATTAAATTAGATGAAGTAGAATGCATAAGTTGCGAAGGATAATATGAGTATATATTCAGGAACTAAGCTTTATGAAGCATTAAAAGCTAAATATGAAGCTGAAATTATGGAAGCAAAAGCTAATATAGAAATTTATTTAGATAACAAAGTAGGTGTAGCAGAACATCCTAATGTTGTTGAATCATTAGATAAGTTGATAGAACAGTTAGCTAGTGCAGAAGATAAATTAAGAACATTAAAACAAAACTATTAGGAAAATTTATAATGAATCCTTTTAACTTTACTTTAATTTTTATGGGTATATTTTTTATATTTAGCATTTTTATAATTACAGTGTATAAAGACTTACCTTACACTAACTATTCTGACAATCATCTTTGCATAGCAGATTGTTGGGAACAACAACAACGGAGATAATATGAGCTTACTAGGCACAAGAGATTACTATAAACCATTTCAATATCCTTGGATGTTTGAATACTATGACATGCAAAACAGAATGCATTGGTTACCTTTAGCGGTACCTTTACACACTGATGTTAAAGACTGGAATGAAAAACTAACAGATAACGAAAAGAATTTATTAACACAAATATTTAGATTGTTTACTCAGTCTGATGTAGACGTAGCGTCTGGTTATGTAGAAAGATACTTACAATTATTTAAGTTACCAGAAGCTAGAATGATGATGTTATCTTTTGCTAATATGGAATGTGTCCATCAACATGCTTACAGTTTATTATTAGATACAGTAGGTATGCCTGAAATAGAATATAAAGCATTTGCTGAGTACGAAGAAATGTCAGACAAACATAATTATATTGTTGACTTTAAAACTAAGAAGTCTGATAAAAGGTCCATAGCAAAAGCCTTAGCTGTATACTCTGCTTTTACTGAAGGCTTACAACTCTTTAGTAGCTTTGCAATCTTGATGAACTTTCAAAGGTTTGGCAAGATGAAAGGTATGTGTCAGATAGTTGCATGGTCTATCAAGGATGAGAGTCTCCATGTCGAAGGCATGACTAGGATGTTTAGAGAGTTTATACAAGAGAACATAGACATATGGACAGATGACTTTAAAAAAGAAATCTATCAAATATGTAGAGAAATGGTTAAGTTAGAAGATAAGTTTTTAGACTTAGTATTTGAGATGGGTAACATCGAAGGTTTAACCAAAGAAGAAATGTATGCTTACAATAGATACATTGCTGATAGAAGATTACTTCAGTTAGGACTTAAACCTAACTATAAACAAAAAGAAAATCCGCTTACATGGTTGGATGATGTGTTAGGAGTAGAACACCAAAACTTTTTCGAAGGTAGAGCTACTGCATATCAAAAAGGAGGACTCAGAGGCGATTACGGACAATTAACCTTTGCAGGATTTGATAATGAGAAAGAAGAGAAAAGAGGCTAGACTATTAAGTTATAGCCTACTATATGACAAGTCGGGGAAACTAATCACTGAAAGAACTTCAACGGACATAAAAGAACTTGAAAAATTTTTTACACCTGAAGAGTATCAAACTCTAAGAACTATAATTAGAGAAGCTACTCAACAATTAGATACTGTTCACAACCACATAGAGTCTTGTTTGAACTCTAGGATTATGAACAGTAAATAATTAAAAAGTATTAAATGCAGTGTAGAAAAAGCCTAGTAAAAACCAAAAGCTAAAACATAGAATACAGATTTCTTCTGTACGACCCACCGTACCTCCTATCAATCTCGTTGTTTGATGGTTAGTGTATTATCACCACCACCATTGATTACTATTTGGGTACTCTTACCATCTTGTATTAAGTATATAGTATAGGACCCGCCCTTATCTGCATCCACACGAACCGTATCTGATACACTTCTAAGTAAAGTAATCGTGTTACCGGTTATAAACGTATTTATTTGTGTAGTTGCATCGAAACCGAGCTGAGTTCCTTTTACTGCTACTTCGTTAACTTTAGAGGTTTCTTCTTTCTCTAGTTCGTCAATTTCTTCTAAGATATCTAATAAGTCTTCTAAAAAGTTTACATCAAGATAGTTAACATCTAACTCAGTAAACTCTAAATCATCCTCTAAATAATCTTTATCGAGTTCTTCAAACTCTAAAAAATCAACATCCAATAGATTAGAATTAGAAGTACTGCTAGACTCAGCAGTTTCTAATCGTTCTTCTTGTGGAGGATTAACAATCAACATGTTGTCAATCAAATCTAAAGTGATGTCTAGTATGACAGGTTTTGTCGGCATGGCTTCAAAGACCGAAGCTGTGGTTGCCTGATAGGGTTGGTTGAGAACAACCTGACCTGCTGCTGTCGAAACAACTATTTCACCACTTGAAGTACCGTCTGCTAGAGGCAGTAGAATAATCAAAGACCTACCTAGCTCATCAACGGTCACCGTAAAATCCGTACCACGTATACCAATCGTGGCACTATTAGTTCTAAGAACTATATTCTCTTTTTTTACTTTACCTAAGGAACCAGTAATAAACCTAGCAGTTCCTTTGGCAAAGGTTAGAGCCATCTTTGACTTATCTGGATTAGGGTCAAAAACAAACTCATCAATTATAACTTGAGAGTGCTCTGTAATCTTTATAGTGGTATCGTCTATAAAGGTTATGCCCATTCTGCCATTAGCAGTCTGAACATTATCGTAACTGTTTATATCAAAATCTAACTGTGCTTGATATTCTTGGTCTCTAACAACACGACCAACACCATTTACTTCTGTAATATTTCCTACATTAACATCCGACTGCAGTACCGCCATCGTCTTGATTGACGCAAATAGTACCGTTAGAGCCAGTGCTAAGTATTTTAAGCCAGTCATTATCTAATGTGCTTTGTTGTGTAATGTCAAAAGTTCTAGAGCTTCCTGTCTGGTCTAAATAAAAGTAACCCCCAGCATAGCCATCAGCGTCTAGCGTTACTGTATTATCATCACCATCTATATCCATGTAGTTTGTAGCAGTGTCATAATCTATAGCAGCAGTCACTGAGTTGTTAGAACCGTTTATAGTCCAGTCTAAATCAAGTGTTGAAGCCATAGCTGAAGTTGCCTGATTCAAAGTAAACGTGTTACTACTGCCAGTTACATCAACATTCACATCAGAAGTATCTGCTCCGTATGTGTTTGTTGGGTCTGTTTGCATAGTAAAGTTATTTGATGACCCACTAAAGTTAAAGTAACCAGTGTAAGAATCTGCAGTTATATCTCCTCTAAAAATATTACTACTTCCTATTTGGTTAATATCTAGTGTCATACTAGTACCGTCTAAATCTAACGGTGTCATATTACCTGCAGCAGCGTTTAGTCCTCCTATTAGATTACCAGAACCTATTTGTTCTAAATCTATAGAAGAAGAAGCACCACTTTGGTCTACATAGATTTCATTATCTGCAGCCCAAACAGCTCCACTTATAAATAAAATACTAATTAGTTTCTTCATATTGCCAATACCCTCTTTCTATTCCAATATTAATTAATTTTAAAACCCCCGTTTCTATCGCCTTTTGTAAAGCAATAACTCCGCTTTCATTCTGAGCAGTACCACCCTCAAACTCAAACAGTCTTGTACCAACTTCAAAGAATCTAAATATATCGTGGCTGACGCTAACAGATAATATAGACTTTGAGACTAATACTTCTGTCAAGATTTCTCCAGTAGAGACTGAAACTAATCTTAATGAAATCGTTACTGTATCTTCTCGATACTGTTTACTTGAGCTAATACCAAAGTATCTAGCTCCTAAACCACCAGACTTTTCATTAGTTTCATAACTAATTATACCGCCTTGTAATAATATCCCGGCAAAAAGCAGTGGTTTTAACTGTTGGTCCTCATCAAAGTTTTCTCTGGTAGACCTAATTATTTGTCTTTCTTTGGTTAAACTATCTAACCCTACACGTTCTACAACTTTAAAAAATTTACCGTTAGCTGCATGTTTTAGTGCTCTAATAACTAAAGCCTCTGGAGCTTGTGTAGTAGCTGTACTAAACAAAGCAAACTTAGAGTTACTATCTCTTTGCCCTGTAAAGTCTTTGAAGCTGTTTTCATAAACAGCGATAGTAGGTTGTCTTTTAGCTGCCGGTAAGTTCTTCAGTTCGTCTGACTGTAAATCTAATATTGAAGCTGCAGTTATAACCTTACCGGGAGCACCTCCCGAGTTTAACAAATCTCCATAATCATGTACGCAACTAGAAAGTAAAACTGCCGATAGGAACAGTAATAACGGTAACTGCACCCTCTTCGTCAGTGACTGTGAGTGTAATGTAATCTCCATCGACTTCATACTCTATTGTATTTCCCTCCAATTCTAATTTACCACTCTCACTCGGAGTCTCACCAAACAAGTTTTCTACAAGCTGTCTGGATAACTGTGCGTATACTCTAGACTCTAAGTTTCTAATAAACCTT